GTTTACAGCGAAGTTTAGTATAGCAGACATCTGATTATTAATCGTCTTTAAATAAGTCGCTGTGTAGCCTTTTTCGTGCATAATCAAGGTATCCTGCCAAGTACGAAGCGTACTGGCTTTAATGTCCCTGAGCTTCATATCTTTAAAATACGGAAGCACCTTATCACGAATTGTGTAGCATTTGTTTTCGTAAGTAGTAGGCTTAAGTCTTGCCTTACAATGAGCCATATACTTTTCACAAAAGTTACCAAAGGTAATATCACAGTCAATACGGCAACTGTTTAAAAAGTTGCGTTCCCATTCCTGAGCTTCTCGCTTGGTGGGAAAGCCTTCCTTTTTCTTTTGTTTCTTGGTGCCTGTCCAATCTGTGTAGTAAAACTTACAATACCAAGTACCGCGTTGATTATTCTTAAACGCTGGCAATTATACTATTATCCTCCTTTCTGATGGCGCAAAAAAATCCGACACAACTATACACCATCGTGATATATAAATTGCGTCGGATAAAACCTCGACTTTGCGTTCTCGGCGGAACGGATAATCGTAAATATTATAACACATATATTGCTCTATGTCAAGAAGTCTAAAGTAAATCTCCGACACAAATCTCTGCTTGCGGAGAATTACTTGATTATAAAACTTGTGTTTTATGAATAGGATAACTTGTCAAAGATGATAAATTAACAAACGATTTAGCTTATAACTATTCAAATATGACAAATTAAAAAGCGTAAAATTTTGGGACTATCTGTGTGAAACAGAAGTCCCTTTATTGTTTTTAGCAGTTTTCATCTGCACTTGATGTAGGTTTAAAGTCTCTACTCCGACTGATTTACACCCACAAAATTTCTTAAGACTTAATGTCTTTCAACTTCAACAATAGGTAAGCGTTCCATATCTGGAAGAACTTCAGAATGGATAAAGCCATTACCACCTTTGTCCTCATACTCTCTGGCAAATTCCCAGAAAGCTTCGGATTCTAATCTTGTCCAAGTACCAGAAGGATTTGTTTCTGGATTGGTATAGTGTCTGTGGTATTGTATGAGCTTATCTCTCAATTTGTTTCTGTCTGCTCGTTTATTAGACTCTTCCATTCGTTCTAATCTTTCGACAATTTCACTTTGAATATTTTCAAGTCCACTTATTCTATTATCAAAGTCGTGTTGTATGTTTATACTTTGTTGTCTATATTCAGGATATTTTCTAACACCGGTTAGTGCTTCTCTTAGTTCGGCATCTCTTCGTTGTTCAACCTCGTGAGAGTGAACAAAATATTCTTTTACTTTCTTAGAAATAAACCATAGAAAAACACAAGCCAAAATAAATTCGGCGAAATGAAGTACGGTGATATCTCCAAACAAGCTTATGAATTGTTCATAGCCCTTCATTTAAATCACCTCTTTACTTCTCGTCGTCAGCCTCCGATGTAGTTTCCTTTTTATCCTTAGTGTTGAATACATCATTGAATTCACCCACAGCAGCTTCAATAAGCATTCTAAGCTCGATATCTGTGATGGTAATATTCTTTGATACCAGCATCTCGGAAACGGCTTCAAGAGCCTTCTGAAGCTTCTCAGCACCGTGTAGGTCTTTGTACATTTGTTCAATAGCTTCTACACAAGTTTTAACAACATTCTTCTTTGTGTTGTCATCACTTTCTTCAATGTGTTTCAGATAAAGATTTTTTGCTACAAGACCAAGATAGCCAGCGATTGCTGTGATGAAAGTATATAGAATTGGCATACCATATACTGAAATAAATTCCTTAATGAAATCCATAGCGCATTCTCCTTATTTATGTAATGTGTTATATAATCTATAAAGAAATATAATGGCTTCCTGTCTGGTACACTCTCTATGCAGCTTAAGATTTCCCTTATCATCACCAAAAAGAATTTCTTTATCAATTGCACTTTGTATTGCATCTTTTGCCCAAGAGTCGGGCGTGTTATCTAACTGCTCATTACCTGTAACGGGAGTTTCTACAACAGGTTCCTCTACAATGGCAGGAACTACAGTAACATAGTTCGAGCTTATATATCCCGTACCAATTGTCGGGTATTCAACCCTGTACCAACCATTATCAGTTTGAGCACATATTGAAACAGTATCACCATTAGCGTGTTTGCCGATGATGGTAGATTGAGTGGTAGGCTGTTTTCTAATATTAAGAACATCATTTTTCACAACAATAGTTCCAATATAATCCACATTAGTCTCAGTCCACTCAAATTCTTTATTCACAAGTTCATATACCTTCTGTCTAAAGGTATCCATTGTTTCGCCGTGTTTCGGAAACCAGTGCATTACATCTCCGTGATTAGAAGCAATGCCCATTGCGTGTCCTTCCGAGTGGCAGATAATATCGGTAAGTGGATTAAAATTATACAGTTTGCATAAGTACGCACACAACTCAACAGCTTCGTTGAATACTGTTCTGAAATAATTCGCATCCGTTAATCCATCTTCGCAAATCTCAAAAGAGATATGCGTGTTATTTGCGGAACCCTTGTTACCAGATGCTGCGTGCCAACCCCTCCAATTCCAAGGAAGAGTCTGGTATGTAGCAACTGAACCATCTGCCATCTTACCGATAAAGCCGTGGACACAAGCACCAACGCCACTCATATTCCAGTGATTGTTATATTTGTTGTATCCAAGCTGTCCATCATCAGGAACATATCTTTTAAGCCAAGGATTGTTACACCCAGTTGAGTGAACCATAATTCCTTTTGGAACAATAGTCCTGCCAGCCTTATAACAATCGTTGAGCTTTAGAATGCTTTCAAATAATCTCATAGCATTCACCCCTCTTTAATAAGGTTGTAAACCCTGTTGATAAAGATGAGAATTTCCTGTCTTGTACAAACATCGTGTAATTTATAATTGCCGGTTTCGTCACCAAATAATATCTGGTTTTCTACTGCCCAATCAACAGCTTCTTTAGCCCAAGCATCGGGAGTATTGTCTTTCCTAATTTCAGCCATTACTGTATCCTCCTTTGCAAACTTGTCATAATATTTTTGTCCATAACTTGCTCGTTTGGATTGTACAGACTTGCTTTGGTCTGCCGGTCTTTCAAACTTTAATAAAACAGAATTACTTGCCTCAAGAACGGACGATGCTGATTTGAGAGTTGAAAGAACAGTTAAGTATCCTTCTGACAATTCCTTGTAAAGAAACTCAAGTTGCATTTCCAAATCGCCAATTGATTTAGAACAAGTCTTTGCATAGTTTAAAAGGTTTTGTTTTCTACTCCAATATGTCCATTGTGCAAGACCATACCCAGCAGCATCCTTAACGAAGTTTTTATACTTACCATTATCAACGGCTGTTGTATATTTTTCGTCTGTATATCCGAGGCTCTTCTCGTATGAATTCTGCAAGTTTTTAGGATTTAACGCAGATTCTGCGTATAAGTTTCCCATTAAACCTGCAATACCAAAGTTGTTAAGCCCTTTTGTTTTAAAGAAGTTCCAAATTTTTTCTTCAATTGTAGAACCGATTAATGACATTTATATCACCTAACAATCTCTTTTTTCTTCTTGTTCGACAGCAGTATGATTAAGTCTGCTACCGTACTTGCTTACATTCTCAACAGTCTTAGTTACAAAGTAGGGAATAGTTACCCCAACAATTGCAGTTGCAACAGTCTTTGAAAGTGTTTCTGCAATAGTAATCTTATCGAACCAAGCCAGTATGTAAGAGCACCACATCATACCAATAGAGTTATACAGGATGAGATTTAACATTTTCTTATGGTACTCTTTATGTTGTTTCGTTTTGCCCTTCGTGCTTTTGTTTTTCTGAAAAATTATTTTCAAGGGTATCGACCTCCTGCTTTAAAAATAAGCTATCATATAGCTTGTCCATCTCTTTGATTAAATGATATGTATTGCCGTTCTTTGCGTGAGCTTTCCAACTTACATATGATTGGTATATTTCATCCATAGAGATGTAGCCTCTGTCATACATTTTCTTAAACCGCTTTAATTTTCTTCGCATATTGTCTTTGCTTGTCTTTCTTAATTTTCGTATTACCTTACCAGACTCAGTGAGGTATGTGTGAAATCCGAGAAAATCAATACCGTTTCTAAGCGGGAATATTTGAGTCTTTTCATTCAACTCAAGTCCATACTGAGATAGGTATTCTCTGATAGTTTTAAGACAGTATTTTAAATATTCTTTATCTTCGTGTATTAGATAAAAGTCATCAACATATCTTCCATAACCTTTAATTCTCAATTTTTCTTTAATCATATGGTCGAAATCATTTAATAAAAGAAGCGACAATAACTGGCTCGATTGAAATCCAATAGGAAGCGACGGGTCTTTTACTGAGTTTATAATCAACTCAAGCAACTCAATAACTTCTTCGTCTTCAAATACCTCTCTAATCTTTTTCTTCAATATGTCGTGTCGAATATTAGCAAAGAACTTTCTTATGTCGCACTTTAAAACCCAGCCATCCGCATAATTACCATCATAGTTCGGATTGTATTTGCGCGAAAAGTAATAGTGTTTTAAATGCTTTTCTAATCGTTGCAATCCAAAACTTACACCCTTCCCAGTTTGGGAAGCATAGTTGTCTAAAATAAATTTAGGTTGTATGGTAGGATACAAAACATTATCGCATAGCGAATGTTGAACCACCTTATCTCTAAAAGTATTTGACTCAATGTCTCGTTCTTTGGGACAATACACTTTGAACTTAGTGGTCTTGCCGGGTACATAAGTTTTATTCTTTAGTTGGTCTGATAGATGAATAATATACTCCAACATATTAATTTCAAATTTATTTGAAACTGGATTATTTAATTTGCCGGGGCGTGCTTTCTTATAAGCGGTTAATAAGTTTGAAAAATCGTATATATCTTTATACATAAAAATCCTTTAACTCCTTGCTGTGTGTAGTCTTTACAGCGTGTGCGGTATTGACATCAGCAATCTTGTATTTATCCTTATAGGAAGGGATATATTTTCCTTTGATGGTGGTGTACTGTGTTCGGTAAACCTACTAAGTCTGACTACCCACCTAAGCTGGACGAAGCCCAATAACACCCTGATACGCATCGCAGTTGTTGTAGTCGCCATCCCTATTGACATAATAGACCCTGCAAGAGTTGCCGCATTGAGCAGACCGCAAGATACAAAATATACCCCGTAACATTAATTATTAAATCGTTTTATATCGCTGTTCTTCCACGAGATAGTTAATAACTTTACATCAATAACCATACGAGACCAGTGTTCGCAGCTTGATTTGTCAATACAATGTTCTTCCAGAGCAAGCTCCAAATAGAAAAGCATATCGTTGCACAAATCAATAGTCTGAGTTTGGTAATTAATTCTTTCGGATAATTGCTTTGTGTTTCTTGCGTCTCTGTTGTTTGCTCTTGACAGACATTTATAAATTTCATTTGAAGTATCCTGTATAGGATTTGCCAAAGTAAATCTTAACTTCTTTGGAAATCTATTTGTATTGTTAGCCATATGCATACTGTGTTTTGCAAGTCTCTTTGCAAACACAATTACTTTCAATTCATCGTTATTCATAAATCCTCTAAATTTCTACCCACTCACCATCACTGTTAAATACCCATACGCTATTGTCAGAGATAACAAAAGCAATTGGAATACACTCTTCATCAAAAGAAGTGGGGAGAAAAGCAATTTCTGCTCGTGTGTTACAAGTAAATTCTTTGCGATGAGCCATTGTTATTACCTCCTTTTTAAAATGATGTAGTGCGGGTATTCTTCCCTAAAAAGCCAATATCTTAAAAAATCATCAAGAATAATTGCGGCAATCGAAACAATTATCCAGCACAAAGAAAAAGGGAAGGCATACTTGCCCCATAATATTGAACGGCATATTTGAATAGTCCCACACGCCCAAATTCAGCCACAGATTTAAAATTACTCCTGCAACGAACTCAGATATTGTTATGATTATTGAACCAATTACACCCTGAAAAATAAGGCTCATATTCCAATTAAATAGTTCGTTTAAACTGCCAATCTCTATAAAGAGAATGCCACCAAGAATAAACATTGACCAATGACTGTAACCACGATAGATTAACTCAATTAAGATATACGAGAATCCACCGCAAACAAATAGAGTCAGTGGTTTGATTAGTTTGTTTTTCATTATTATCACCCTTTTCTACAATTGACTTTGTAAACAAAAGAGCCAGCCACAAAGAATGTGACTGACTTTTTTATTTAAGCTCATTTTAGTTGTTTTCTTCAGAATTAAGTAATGAAGCCAATACTTGAGACTGATGCTTTTCAGGAATACTACAGCCGTATGTAATCGCGCTGATTGTATTAATGCTCTTCAATGAAGATATATATGATTTCAAGGAGTTGTAGTATGTTGTATGGTATGCAATATGGTTTTTTGCAGCGAAGATAATAGCCAAAATATCTTCCACAGAATAGTATTTACAAAGTTCACCATCTGCGTGATATGGTATAGAAGTTTCTCCCGATTCAACCATAGCAGAGAGTGTAGTTAAGTTTAACTGGTCTTGTGTAGTAAGCGAAAAATGATATTCTTTTTCGTCAGATAAAATAACATCCACTCCATTTTCTATTGTATACCTACAAGTATTCTTCATCTCTTTAATTTTAGCATCCTTAACAAATGCCACAGTCATTTCTTCCGGAACTTCTTCAACAACCTCATCTTCAGGTTCAATTAAAGAGTCATCCTCAACTGTTTCATTTGTTTTAAATGCTTCAACAAGAGCTTCATATTCTTCCTCATCAATAGATACTATATCAGCTTCTATGTATTCTACCGGTGCCTTAAATTCCAGCATCCAGTCTGAATGGTAAATTGTTTCATTGCATACAATAGCTTCAGCGGAGGATTCTGATGCCATAAGATACATCTTATGTAATAATTGATAACGAATCAAATTATCAGATGTAGCAACACCTAAAATGGAGTTGTCTTTTATAATTTTATAAAACATTAATTAAACCTCCTCGCATATTAACTAATTTATATCCGATTGATTTATTTATATATTTACACATACTTATCAATGTCTTTCTGTGTTTTGTATGTTTAAGGTGCGATAGCCACGATTGGAAAGAATCATAGAGTTCCTTGGTAGTACGAATGCCTTTTTTAATAAATCCAGCAAATTTCTTGATTTTTCGTCTCATACGCACAATTCCTTTTCTGGTCGGTCTACATATAATGTTGCCGTTTTTAGTAATGTTGTATTTGGTTTTTAAAAATACAAACCCTCGCGATGACTTTACAATATGTGTTTTCTTTGTATTAAACTTTAACCCAAGTTTATCAACAATCTTGCACATACCACAATATAATTCTTTTAGAAACTCTTTATTGTTTGATATAATAATTCCATCATCCATATATCGTATATAGTGTCTTACACTCATTTTATCTTTTATATAATGGTCAAGGTCGTTAGGAACAACCAAAGCCATTATTTGAGAAATTTGGCTTCCCAAACAAATGCCTGTGTTTTCTCCATTATTAAAATAAGATTTAATGATTTTCATTATTATATCTTTTAGTTCGTCATTAGACATAAATTTATCGAGTGCGTATTTGCAAGTAGAGTGAGGTATGCTATCAAAGAACGATTTGAAATCAAAAGTAAGAATATAAAAATCATTACCATATTCCCTAACAGCTTCTTTCAAATGTTGATACATTCTTTGTCGAGCAAAATCTATACCTTTATCTTTAGTACTCGCTCCATTGTCGTAAATCAAATGGTCTTTAGTGGCAGGAATAATTGCATTGTCACATAAGACACGCTGTATCATTCTATCTTCAATTGCAATAGGGACAATGATTCTTGCTTTTCCTCGTTCATACAGGCAAATTCTTTTTGTGTTTGTAAGTGCAGGTAGTTCTCCTGCTGTAATCGTATCTACAGCAGAAAACATATTTTGAATAACATATCTGTTATATTTTTGAACGCTACCTTTCCACAAAACACCTTTGTTGCATTTATATAATGCATCTGTAAGATTTTGCATTGTTAAAACACTTTTGATATTGTGGTTAACATTTAATTGATTTTTCTTTTCCAATCTCCTTGCTTTGTCTCTGGCAATTCGTGCTTGTATTCTTTCTCTATTGTTTATACATATCGCCGCCTTTAATCCATAGTTAATTATAACATTCTCCGAATGGTTTATTTTAGATATAGTCGTTCAACCATATGATTCGGGGTATAAAAATTAAACTGACTATAAAGTTTAATCTATGCAAGAAGCTTCAACCCATCTTCGTCGGACTGCTGTTAACGCAGGACTATCTTAAATCAGATAGTCGCAATATTTACCCTTGCGGGAAGGACAAACACTCCTTCAAGCGATGTTTTATATCATATTTCACCCTTATAATGTGGTTACTGTCATCGAATGAATCAGGGGCAAACGCCATTCGCATTGCTGGCGTTGTTGTTGTTGTTGTTACCTGTGGTGTTCACATTGTAGAAGTTGTTCGTGTTAGTCGCATTCGGAGAACGCTCCCACCAATTCGAAGCACATGGTAAATATTAGTATTTGCCCTATATATTTATTTTAAAGATTTAAATCTTTTTGCATCACTTTGTTGCAAAGCACGAAGTTTTGCTATTTCTGTTACAAGCATTTCAGACCATTCCATCATAATTCTTTCGCTGTATTCCATTACATTAAAATACGACAGCATAGGTCTATTGGCTTGTTCAAGTCTTAATATTGCATTGGATATACATTGCCTTCGTTCAACATACTCATCGTATGTCTCTGGGATTTTTCTGTTGGCTTTAACAAGTTGATATAACGCATCGTCCATTATGTTTAGCAACATAGGAGAAGATGTATACTTTAAAGCATTGCTACCGTGCATAACTTTTGAATATGTATATCTATGTAGCTTGACCATATTGCCCATAAACTCTGCATTATTTATGTAATCCCAATTTAGTACTAAGAATGATTTGTAAGGAAGCTTTAGCTCATCTGGTAATAAACCATTCAATAATCTTGCTTCACTCTCTATCATATCAACTATCCTCCGTATTTTCTTTATTTCTATATGCTCGATTACCTGATATACCATTAATGGCTTCTCAAGTTTATAAAGGATGTCTATAGCAGATAATACTAAATTGTATTTTTCTTTGGCTCTTCCTCTGAAAAATCCATAAGATATTTTGGAAATCGTGTCAAATTCTTTATTTAAAATGTCACATAGAGGTTTTGCTACATATTCTTGTTTTCGTTTTGGAATTCGTTGCATACGAAATACAATATCCTTATATAATAAATGAAATGTGTTGTCATATTCGTAGGACGATTGATTTCGCAACGCCTTTACTACAGACATATTTTCTCCTTTCGCACTGTATATCCACATATATAGTAATAAGTGGTCGGGTACATCTTTTGTTTAATATATTTAACCATCGGGGCGGGCAAGCCGCCCGATGATAAATAAAGTGAAAGTCGCTTACGCTCCGATAGAGAAGCAGGGGCAAACGCCATACGCATTGCTGGCGCCGCTGTAGCTGTTGGTACCTGTGGCGTTCACAATGCAGAAGTTGCTCGCGTTAGTCTCATTCGGAGAACGCTCCCACCAAAACGAAGCACGAACCCATAAACCGCCATTGTCTGCTTCAACCAGTAAAGTGCCATCAGCAGTACGAGAGAACTTCTCACATATGTCCGCATCTTCATAAACATAAACAGCTGTACCGTTCTTCCATACATCGCCTGTTTTAACTTCATACAAAGTTGTCGGGTCTGCTGAACAGGTTATTGCACCTGTAACCGCAGCATTACTATAATAAGTTGCATCTTCGGGAACTACACGACCAAAATATTTTGCTCTGTAGATATCAGAATTAGCAACCAAAGTGTTCTTATAGTAACCCTCTCTGTTATAAGGTTCGCCAGAGCCACCAACCTCGCGCAAGCAAGGTAAGTAGATGTAATCATTATCAGAACGAACAGGAGTAGTAGAAGAATTTCCAGTTGCATTACCAATATTAGCATAGGTTTTAACACGCTTAATTAACGCTCTAAGCTGAACAGGTAATCCCTTATAGAACCTACCCATCTCACCAGTATATGCTTCACTTGAACCTACTGTATAGGTTTCATTCGTACAGTCACTGTGTTTCGGATTAAGGAACTTTCTCATCTGAGTATCGTGCCAACCTGAATATAGGTAATATCCATCACTTGCTTTTCCACCTGAAGTAGAATAGTTGTAGTTGCCGACATTCATTCTGTGGGCATACATAAGCAAGCCTTCAAACATAAACGATACAGAAGATGTTTTGAGTGCATTATCAGATAAAGCATATCTACCTGTAACATCGCCATCTAAAGATGCTGCTTTAATAACAACATTTTCAGTAGTCCAGTCACAAATACTCTGTGCAACATAATCACCGAGGTCAGCATACCAAATCTTACACTTATGAATAAAACCTTTTCCGTATGCTCCAAATCCTGTGCTAAGTTCTGCACCGCCAAGAACAAGTTTACCTGAACTTATACTCGAATTTGTCAGTGTGATGATTGACTTAGCATCTCTGAAAGCAGGATTACCCGAAGATGGTGTAGGCATAGGATTGAATGAATATACATACAACCTATCTTCGCCCTTAATATGACGAATAACAATCATATTTCTATAAGTTGAATAACCAGCAACAGTGTATGCACTGCCGAAATCCAATCTGTGTCCAGCACTATATTGCAATCTCAAAGGAATACTATTGTTTACCGTGTCACATACAGACATAATTGTAGCTGTTGAATTGGTGGCAGTATATTCGTAGTCAAGACACATTGTAAATGATTTGTCATTATCTCCAAACAAATCAATTGTATTGCCATTTTCGTCAGTTACCTCATAAGCTGTACTTCCATCGAAATATGTTGATTCAGAGATAATATCCAGTTCGGGAACATTTTCAAACGAATAGTCATTACCCATTTTGAATACTTTTCTATCGCCACCATGAATATAACTATTTATAGCGAGAGGATAGCCTGCACAAATACGATACAGGTCAACCCAAGATGCGTTATTTAAATACTGTGTATCATTTGTATTTCTGGCAGCAGGAGCATTTGAAGCTAAATCCCAAAGGGCAGTAACAGTCATGTCATTAGTTACATAACCAGTGGATTTATTCCAACCTTTGAACAAATAGAATCTTAAAGAGCTTTCAACACCTGTGTATGTAGGGATACTATCTGCCGAAGGCATAAAATCCCACACCGCTTCAGAGCCATAAGTAACAGTTGCAGTTTTAAGTGTGTCACCAAAACCATTTACCCAAGTTACAGTAAACTCTCTTTCAGTAGCTGTATATTGAGCCATATATGTTATTGATGCACCAACATTTGTTGCAAAAGTATCTGCGTTTTCTGTAAATGTTACATCACTTGAAACATCTTTCCAGTTCTTGAATGCATAAGTATATCTTGCATCCATTGTCTTGGTAGGTGTTGTATAATCCTCGAAATACTTTTTGGGGTTAATAACGCTACTACCGGCATCTACCCACTCGGTATACAATACAGTTTCGCCATCATCATCTAAGAACTTGATTTCGTGCTGTTCAACATATGTGCTGTAATCAATAGTAAGGTCGTCGCCCCATATGTTTTTATATTCAGTTTCCTTAGACTGCTTTAGTGTAGGAACAAACACATAACCTGTAAGAACAGATTTTGTTTGGTTGTAGCCAGCAGTACTGAAACCACTAAGCAACATAATCTCATCAAGGATAACATCTGTATCTTCATTAAGAGTCCAATATACATTTGTTAATCTTAATCTTTCAATGTTCTCACAGTCTTGATATAGAGCCAATGTACTAATACAAGCCTTGTCGGTATAAGCCTCTAAAGATGCTTTATATACATTATCTGTGTTTTCAACGATTAACTGCTTGAGGTTATTGTTGCCCTCAAATGTAAGGGTGTCAGCCTTATCGCTATTGCCATAATACAGCTTTGTTAAATTCCTTGCAATCAATGCACCAATATCATTAAGTTCTGCCTTTTCGACCATACCACCAGTTGCAAAGGTAATACCAGAACATTGTGTCCCTGTTGTATAAACCTCTCTTAAAGCCTGACAGTTAGATAGGTCAAGAGCAGAATTAAACGATGCACAATTGCGTAAGTCAAGAATTTCAAGCAAAGTATTAGCGGAAACATCTATACCATTACCAGCCTCAGAGCTACCGAAAGAAGTGTTGGTATATCCATCTTCAGGAGAACCAATATATAGTTCGGTAAGTTTGACAGCGGGAGAGAAGTTCGCATAACCGATGTGTAGCGAAGCAAGTCCGTTAATCTTTTGGATAAGCGAGGCACTATAGATATATGTTTCCGTATCATTAAGTGTGAGGTTGGTTAAGTCAATTGTGACCTTTTCACCCCTTGTAGCTCTCTGTGTAATTTTTGTAGAACCGGCTTGAATTCCTACATAAACAGATGCATAAGGAATGATTTCAAGTACACCGCCCGAATATGAACGAACAGTAATTGCAGCAGAACTTCCTGTTGCAGTACTACCGCTATATTTAGATGAGCAATACTTTTCTTGATATTTTTCAAAGAGTGTTCTCTGTAGCTCTTTCAAACCGTACATCATAGCAAAGTATGCACTTGTTTTCTCATGTCCGCCTAATGTGTTTGGTGACTCATAAGGACGAATGTATTTTCGTCTTGCATCAAACATCTGCAAACGCCTACATTTAACACTCTGATAATTATTAAATTTGTTGAGAATTCGAGTAGAGTCCCAAGCACCCTTTGATTCAAGTGTTCTGAACAACTCTGCCAAATCATCATACATATTTTCTCTGACATTTGCCCACAAAGTACAAGAGTCGGCATCACCAATGATAGATGCGCCATTGTATACATTACCATCACCGATTTTATCTATGTCCTCCATACCAAACGAAAGAACAAGATTACCCTCATTGTTATTACCGTCTGCTGTATCATTATCGTAGTCAAAAACCAAATCCCAATGAATACCATCAGATGTATGCCAGAATGTATTCTTCGCTCTGTTGTCAACCATAGTATGTCTTTCGGTAAATAAATAGTGATAAAGAACACTATCTTTAACCATATAATCTTCAAATTCATTGACAAATTTAGCTTTTCTATATTCGGCACTATCTGTAGTGTAGGTGGTTTCACCATATGTCACAGACTCTTCAAGTGCTGCATTTGTTGCAGCCGCAGTATCAGTTGAAGCAACGAATGTATAGAAGCGTTTAAACTTCTCGATGAGGCTTGTCTTATGTTCGTCTTCAGTCCAAACCTTACCGTCTTTGTCGGTCAAACCAAAATCTTCAGGGTATCTAAACTCAACAGAGTTGTGCCAACCCTCTTTCATTTGGGCTTCAGTAGCATCACCCCAACCTTCCCAGTCGAAGATTGTGTCATAGTCTGCAAGACCATTTGCCTTAAAAGATGTTCCATCGTGCTTAAACAAACAAATTCTGTCAGTATTATTTGCAATTTCAACAATACATTCGTTAGGATTTGTTTTATCCATACCCATAGCAGCATGATTTTTCTTTGAGTTACCAAAATCTCCACAAGAATAGAAGTGATAATTTGTATCAGCAAATTCCTTATGTGTACTAATATCAGGATTTGACTCTCTAACAAAGATTACACAAGGATGGAATTCCATAGTATCCCTAACTTTACTGTTAGCCAATCTCGCTGCTCTTATGTAAGGCTGGAATGTGTTGTAATCATCTGCAAGACACGCATTATTCGCATTTTCAGAAGAAGCAACATTAACTTTAATATTAAAGTAATTAACCCCAACAGAGTTCTCTGTCATTGCATATGTGTCAGATGTTGTACCATCATTAAACACAAAGCCATTTGAACATTTAATGTCCATATTTCTTGATGAAGCACCATATTGTTCAGACGAAGTACCCTGACCCTTGAGAGTAATTCCAGAAGCTGTCCAGTTATGAGCTGCGCCGCCTGCTGGATAAATATGCTGAACAGAACAGTCATATAAAACATTTCCTTCAGTATCCGTTAATGCTGTAACAGAGTCCTTTTTACCTGTAGTAAATCTTGGACAATCAATAAGGATAACTCTTAAATCAGGGAGAATAGCATTGATTTTTGTATAGTCTAATTCGCCATCATCATTAAGGATGTTGTTCTTATTATATCTGTCAGCCATTTCGGTAGCATCAGGAGCGTCGGCAATATAGTTTGTAATAAGGTCTGTATCAGACAAGTGTGTTCTATATGCTTTCATCCTATAAATCCACACATCACAGTTCTCAGACCCAAATGTAATAGGGGCTTGAGTTGACTGCATAAATGAGTCAGTAGCACTATAAATCTTAGGCTGAGTATAATCTCCATCAAGTAGGCAGAAAATTTCCGCAAATCCACCAGAGTTTTCATCAGGTGTAATGTTCCACTCAAATTCCATATATGTATCATCACAATATGGAACTTTAACTTTTTCGGAAGCTGAACCTGTATGTAAATATGAATTTGTTGCAGTCATCTTCATACCAATATTTCCAGACATACAAGACATAACTTCTGCTTCTAAATCTCTACAGTTAGTTGCCTTATATATAAGCTTAAAGTTCATACCTGTTTGCTTAATATCGTCGTCATCAATAGGATAGAATAGAGGATAATTAAGTGACATTGTGGTTCCAGCTTTGACACAGAAATAAGAGTTTCCGTCCGCGTCAGTTTTCCAACCACCATTTGTCCAGTCGAAGTTGTCAGATACGCTCATTGTATATCCATTATTTGAATACGAAGTAAAATTCGCATCATTGTTGGTTCTTCCTGTAGGGTTAAAGTCAAATGCTTTGCCGGAAACTTCGCTTATATCGTAAGGGAATTTATCTATACTAATAAATATCTCCTTAGTTGTAGCACCACAAGAGAACACAATAACCTTATTGCCGTAACTTGTAGGTTTATAAGACCAAGAATGAGTAGTGCGGTCAACTGTAACGGTTGAAGTGCTGTCTAATGTTCTTGTTCCATCTTCTGCAACACTATAAACCGATATATCAACATCGGCAGTTTGCGAAGCTGGGTTATAAACAAAATATTCTAAAGTTAATGCAGAATACTGCTCTCCGTTAGAACCATCATATGCACATCCGATTACAGGTGCAGTTTCTTCAGAATCTACATACATAATATCAAAGTATAAGATGTCTGAAGTGATAGGCACATCATTAACTGTTGCGGTACAATATACTCTTAAAGAGTGGGAGCCGTGTCCCAAATCCTCTTTGGGAATAATAAGCGATTGAGCAACACCGCTTGATGTATATTGACCTGTAAAATACAGCTCATCATCAAGATAAATGTGAGCAGTCTTTTCAATTCCAGAACCAAAAGGTGTAAATCTGAAAGTAACATCAGAAGAATATGTAAGCTTATCATCAAAAGTGGAGCTCATATACATATTAATTGCTCTAACAACCCAAGTAGTAGTACCAATAGCACCATTACTGTCTGTAATTCTAAGTCTAACATTATTTGAACCGCTTGCTAAATGCTTGCCAACATTAAATTTGCATACGCCCTGAGATACAGTTTCGGTGGCAACTTTAATATTAGAAACATACCAGTCAGCAGTACAGTCGCCTGTTGCATCGCCCGTTGTGTCAAGAGATGAAAAATTGTAATATAGCTCACAATCATCTCCGAGCAGCATAGTAACAGGTGTCGCAGTTACTTTTTCAATTGATACGGTGGAACCAGCTGCAACACCGCCACCACCGGCAGGTAATGTAACTTGGTCTTGAATAACACCGTCACAATACAACGAAAGAACATTTGTGCTCTGGTCAAATCTAATCATATATTCGTGACCATCTCTCATATTATTTAAGATGTCTTGAATATCACTAATGTTATTTCCGTTTGTAGCAACATCAGTAAGTAAGTTTGCAATACTTACATTCATATTGCTTACATTTCTCTGGATTTCTTCAATCTCAGATTTAATATTCAATGTATCACCGATAGCAATCCATTCATCTTGATAATATCTGTAATGACTATAAGTGTCATTGAATAAAATATAGTAATCAGTAAATGAGTTGGCTGAAACGCTATCAAGAAAAACTTCAATAGATTCACTTTCGCTACCGTCTAAAAATAGAGCAGTAGAACCGCCAACCATAATAAACTGTTCATTGATATATTTATAATATAAACAACCATCATTGTTATTTACAACATAATCAACATCTTCTGAAGGCTGTGTAATATCATCCAATGAGTCAACAACAATTGTCGTTGAAGAACCAAAGACATCCCACTTATACGCAAGATTTTCATCTTCGTCGGTATACTTTATCCAAACATATTTGTCATAACCTGTCCCAGCTTTATTAGGAACAAGGTAGAATGTTGACACAGAAGGACTTGCAACATCAGGATGACCTTCGGCTGTTAAATTATCAACTATTTCCCAGCTCACAGCTTCATAACTGGAAAGTCTACCATCGGAATATTCCTTAGCTCTTGTGAAACCAGACTCAGCACCAGCTTCAATAACTGCTGCAAGGGCGGCTTTAAGGTTGGAATAAGTTTTATCGTTAACTGTTCTTGCTGCTGATATTTCGGAAGACACAGTTCCGATGGATTTATTTAAGTCCTCTTTGACACCATCCGCATATGTTTTAGTGGCATAGTTTTCTAAGTCAGAACTTAAAATAATCTTATCCTTCATATAATATGCTCCTTTCATTTCTATAAACTAAAAAGGAGATATGCAAACATATCTCCTAATGTATTAAATTGATTTTGTTTTACATTAAAGAAACGAACTCGTCAGTTGCGGCAAACACAATAGTGCCTGCTAACAACCACGGCTCTCCGTTTGCGGCTTTTATTTTATAAACGCCGTCTTGTTCACACACTATACCGTTTAAATATACAATATCCGTACTTGATGAAACATTTTCACCAGCCACACCGTCCCAGTAACTTTCATAACTATAGTTATAGTTTAAGGGAACAATTACACCAGCATCTTCTGATGTAATAGGGGATATCATATAAAGATTTACTCCAAGAATTGAGACTGCATATGTGTGATAATCTGAGAGTAAGTCACTCACATAACCAAGTGTCTTCTCATTGTCTGTAACACTGCGAGAAATTGTTTTTCTATATACGGGTACTCCATTAGATAAAACGCCTATTTTATCAACGCCATTTATATTATACACCAAAGCATCAACCGCATCGGTTACACCATATTCATATCCATCACTGTGTCTATAACGAGCGTTTGTTAGCTTGTCCATCGTAATAGCATTATCTGACAACTTGGTATTTGTAATCGAACCGTCAGCAATTTTACCTTGAGTAACTGCACCGTCAACAATATTATTTGCATCAACTGAATTGTCTGCAAGTTTTTCGTGAGTGACAGAACCGTTCTTTAAATGAATTGTTTCAATACAAGCATTACTAAATGTAGTGGTTAGGTATTTAACAATAGGGTCTGAAACTTTAATTCCATTCCAATAAACTACATACCCATAATATTCATCCTCAACATTTTCAGGTGTATATAGATATAAGCCCGCATCTAAATTGGCAAAAGCAGATGTTTCTAACGAAGCAATCGTACTTTTGGGAGAAGCACTTAAGTTTTTTAATGTCTCGGTATCAACTGCCTTAAGTGTTTCATAACCATTATAAATTAATTCTATAAGCTGGTCGTATGTTTCGCTATCTTTTGAAATGCTGAAATTCTTAGTATTAATACCAGCCCTTACAGTTAATGTTGCAGGTGTTGTGGATAATTTGTAAACATTATTGCCATTATCAAATAGTGTGAATACTAATTGGAATTTTACATCACCTGCAAATGCAGTAACATCCTTGCCAACAAGCCATGCAAGTGATATTGTTCCATCCTCATTGTCTTTTTTTTCGCCTATATTGTAAACGCCATATAAACCTCCGGCATTTAAAAAATGTACCTGTGCCACCTTAGAGAGTAAATCTCCCTGTCCTTGGACATCAGGTTCGTCAAAATATCGTGGAACTTTAAACCATACTTTCTCTGAATTATTATCGGTTTCAACACCAATATATTTTAATTCGTCGGGTACGGTAATAGTTCTTGATGTTAAATCGACAATTAAAGGATGTTCGTTTTTACTTTCTATCGCCATAAAACCACCTCTTATTCGTCAAGATTTTTTAAAACTACACCAGAACCACTATATCCATTTATACAATTGAACTTAGGATAGAAGACATAGTTCTTACCGGCTGTTCCATTTTCAAGATGCGTAAATATTAATCTATTGTAATATTGTGTTGTAGTATTATCATAGGGGTCTTTAAATGGAATGATTTCATAATATGAAATGTCATTTATCGGAACAAACATTAAAGTGTCGTGATAACCGTCTCTTGCATAATGGAATACAACATAATCATTATAAAAGCCACAAGCATTAGAATAGTTACTATTTTGTTGCATATAAGGAATAACTTGTTCTGCCTTTAAAGTAACAGAATTGCCTGAACTTAAACTGATTGAAAATTTATATGAATCAGAATATGTAACATCATTATCAGTTGCAAGATTAGAACCTTTTTCGTAATGATAATATTGTGAGTTGTAAAAATATGTTGGAAGGTCAACAGTTAATTTTTTTGGTTTTGTACTATCTGTTCCATCAAAATGTGTGCCATCCCACGAAAAATAAATATCGTATTGTGGATAGTATCTGGAATAACTTGTATAAGTGTTGCAAATTATATACACAGTATCTCCAATCAAAACCGACAACAATGTTCTAAGATAACTTGTACTTGTAGAGTATACAGGGGTCGTTTCAGGACTACTATAATATTCTGGGTATTGAGCAATATTATATATAGATAAACTTGTTACAGAAGAAGCATAGCTTTCATCTCCGTGCTTTACTTTAAATATACCATATCCACTACTGTCAGTTCCCCACAAATATGTATAAATGTCATCGCCATCAACATAAGTACCGATGTACCACATATAAGTAATTGCATTACCATATACTGCCATATTATACTTTGTGATTTCTCCAGTTGTAGGATTTATTTCTACTACAATTCTATTTGCACAATCCCATTCAAATATTCTACCGTCACGAGTAATCGTTTTTCGATAATTGTTTGAAGAATAAGATGAATAACCATAAGCATAGTTGCTGTATAAGTACTTATATATATCACTTGCAGTGTTCGAAAAAATATCTGTGCTTTTATATCTAAATGCGTTCATTATACCAAACTGACTTTTGGTAACTCTATCTGATATATCAGACGAATTTTGTGATATACGCCCAGACAAAGAAAGTAAATTTTCTGCAAGTTTGGTCTTGAAAGTTCCCCAAATATTAGAGATTTCACTACCGTCTAACCAGATGCTCATATATTATCCTCCTTTCTAAAATTTCACTCCAATATAAGCGTTACTCATATTGGATTTATCATAAAATATTTTTACCTTGTTACCATCGTACAGGGTGCTACCGCTAAGATTGGGTAACGAAGATAGTGTATTAAAAGCTAATTCTACATCTGCCGATGAAGTACCTGTTATATTATCATTACTATCTTTGATTTGAACAGGATTTCTTACTATGCCCTCGTAAGAAAATTCGACATTTGCAGAGTTTAGTTGTTTGTTGAATTTTTCCTCAATTCGCTGATAAATAATATCTACCAACTCATCAAGTAATTTACTGTCAATATTCATTAGAAACACACCTCGTCCAAATTGCTTACACTCAAACTCATCTTCATATCAGCAGATATATCAATAGAGTTGATTATAAATTTCTCGTTTTTTATTGCCGATTTTGAATCAGACATAATTATCAAGTAATTACATTCAAGATGCGGTATATAAATACTATCAAACTTCATTTGTATACCCAAACGACCTTGTTTAATCATTTCGTATTTAGCTCTTGTTCTACAATAAGTATCACCGACTAAATTTGAATCCTCTATATAAAGGGGAGAGGGGTCAGTCATATAAATATTCATTTGAGACTTTGGGTTTGTATTTACAACCATTGCTTTGTATTGTCTGCCGTTTTCGATACTGCCAGCAACAATAATTTGATTTACAAATTCGGAAAATTTAATATCATATGATGGTTTAGTATATTGATTTTTACCCTCTTGATAAACCCACAGAATAGACTTGTCAGCCAAATCATCATTGGTGGTAGCTCCTTGAATGAGTGTTAAATTTCCTGATACATTATAAAAAACATCACAAGAAATCATATCAGCAAGTTCAATAATTATATCGCCAACAGTACAGTTTTCATCTGTAGTTATCGTATAAGGTGTTGTTTCGGTTATATACTTAAAAGGAAAGATTATAGGCTTCGTATCAAATACAGCCTCCGAAACTTGAATAAATCTATTTCCATTAAAACGATACATTTTTGATGAAACACTATATGTATGGCTTTCAATAAGTTCAACAAATGTTCTTGTAGCAGTACAATAATAATACACTCCAGACACATTATATACATAGCCAACAGTGCCTGAACTTGGCACGGAGCTCACTGTGTATATATTGCTTGCTGACATATTGGGCAATGAACTTAGTGCGGTAGAGACACCAAAGTCATCTCGCTTTAGCTTTAAACATAATTCAATTGCCGCTTTAATTGTAGTGCCGACAGGAATTGTAAAACTACTTGCCCTCTTGCCGGAAACAACCCCGTTCAGCATTGCAAATTTATCGTATAAAGGAATATCAATCGTCCCTTTTGTATAGTCAAGTGAAATGTCTCCTGCAACATAAATGCCACAATCTTTCCAAAAAATTGTCTTGTTGTAATATATACCAATCTCTACCTTGAACTTGGCTCCTTTCCAGATTGTTCGTCTGGTCGGACTTGGATTCCACTCACCATTGTAATTCATAATAGTTATATTCCCGGTGTGGGTTATTCCTTGTTCGTATTTAAAGGATAAACTCCAATCACAAACAAATTCGCTTATGTCTTGACTTAAAGTTTCATCATCATTTAGTAAATGAACTCTAATAACTTTTTGACTCAAGGGTGATTTAATGGCTATATTATATTCTGAGCCACATAAATTATATATATCATCATAGCTACTATTTGCTGCTATATACATTTCGTTATCAACCGCAGAGACAGCCTCATATTCGCTATTGTCGTTCAAATCGTAAAGGGTTGTACCACTTAATATAGCCAATTTATCATCTCCTTATATATTTTCTATTGAATACGCAGATATATTTTTGCTATCCTCTAACTGCGTAAAATTAAAGGATATACTTGATTGTAATTCGTCAAAATTATCGTCATTCTCATATGAAACATCTGTAATTTCGCAGGGGATAATGTGTCCTTTTCTGTCTTTCAATAATTTTAATTTGCCATTATTGCAGAAACTTCTCCACTTTTCCAATTTCTCAATGTCGTCGTCATAATATTTGCCCTCACAGCTAACATTACCTATAAGACAGTTAAGGCTGCCGGTTAAGTAGTTTGTCTCACCAACATAAGTTTTTGGAAACTTGCCGAGTCCTGTTGTAATGGTCTTATCTTCTTTGACTGAAAAAGTACCACCATCAATATCAATATAAAAGCTCCAGATGTTGTCTACATCAACAATAAATATATTCTCATCGGTGGTAGGAGTAAGTCCAATAACGCTCCACGAATTAAAATCTGTTTGTATGCTATCTGTCAAAATCGGTTCACCAAGAGATTTTACTCCGTCATTCATATAAATAGGTGTGATGAAGTATTGGTATGTTGCTCTATTTCCGATATTAAAGTCTTTTATATTTGTGATTGTAGAATCTACCTCTGCAATTTTATATCTAACAGTTTCATTTGATTTTTGGCGATGAATTAAATAACCGTAAATCGTACCTGAAATATTACTTGCATTTAGCGTATTTGAAAAGGTTGCAAGCATAATAGTGTCTCCATCCCATTCAGGAATATAAATTCCATTCTGAGCTATGTTTTCAACATATTCAGCAGTTAAATCTGCCTTTTTGCTCCAAGCATAATTCACATCACAATTGCCGTTTATCCTTAATGTTGAAAATCCCATTATTCATCCACCACCGTTTCGCTATATTTTTCATTGCGATATACCGCAGCGCTATTTTTTAAAATACCGATTGTCCACCAATAATTATAGGGAGCATCGTTAGTTAATAATATATTGGCATCAGACAATACATCATCGTCGTTTATGATGTATAATGTATCATCCTGAATTTGAGCTGTAGCAACATCTTCATTTGTAGAAGTATCAGATTTGTATATGGCAGATGTTACTTTTGCAAATTCACTTATATATGTTCTTGGCATTGTTCCAAATTTATAATAAAAGCCACCTTGTATATTAACGCTTACAATTCCTATTGGCATAAATTCATCATTCTCATCAGTGTATAATAAACTATTGCTTGAATGCCTAATGGAGTTTGGAACCGCGTGTCCTACGATAATCTTTTCTAACGGCGATTCCTCATCAATTTTTTCAACAATGATGCCGTCATATCCCTGATGTCCGTGCCAGTTAATAAATTGACAAGTGTCATCTAAGTCCAGAGGAACACCTATTGTTCTTTCGTCCCAATATAGAAATTGATTATCAGGAACGCAAACCCCGTTTGAATTATCTCCCTCTGGAAATGTATTTGTGTCCGATAACAGATACTTTTTATATATAGGACTATCTTCATCTTCGTCACATTTACCAACAATACTTATGTTGTCTGAGTAATCCACGGTAGAATATGTCTTGTCGTTATCTATTTCAACAACTGGGTTTATAGGTGCTGAAAAATATCCGTATGAAACATTCAGATTATAAATGTATCTGCTTTGCATTTTATTATCGTCGTATATTAACAATTCAAGTACATATTCGTTTCCCGTAATCAACGAGTCGTATTCCAAGAGAATATTAGATGATATAACATTTCCTGTTGTATAAGATACTTTTCCGTTTAAATAAATATTAAAGCAGTAATAAGCAGGAAGAATATTCTGTGGTTGCGAATATGTTGCGTGGAGGCGGATGTTACTTGAACTAATCTTATTCATATCAGTCGTTGACAATAAAGTCTCGTCATTAAATAAAGATACCTCAACTTTATCTCGAACCATAAAAAAATAATCACAGCTTGTAGAAGATTTGTTATTGCCATCATATAGTGTTATGTTCCAAACATAGTCTCCATATAACTTATCCTCATCATCTGTTTCTTTTGTTTCCGCTGATTTGTCAAGTATGTAGTGAGCAGGAATAGGAATTCTTAATAAAGTATCAGTTTTATAACTACCCTGTAGAGGTAATTGCAAATTCTCCGTAATTCTCGTAGTATCAATTTGTTCACTTGTTCCGCTATATATTAATCCAGACTCATTTTCAGTAACGGTTAATACGGGTTCTCCTGTTGTACTATTTATATCAATAACCTTTAAAACATATTGGGTTATTGTATCTCTTGGATTTATAATACAAGTAAAAACATTATCAACAGTAGAGTCGATTGTTCCAAGATAGGGGATAGGTGAAGTGGGTTGATATGGCATTCTTATCACCTCCTGTTAAAATGATTAGTGAGAGTTCCTATAAAAGAAACTCCCACTAAAATTAAACTGTCTTTTTGCGGACAGTATTTGTTAATTGTTTTACAAAATCGTCAAAGTTTGCAGGATTCTGAATAACAATATCACCAAAAGCATAGCTATTCTCTGTTTTTGTGTTTTTAATAGCCGGAACTTTAGAAACATCGTCAATTCCAAGATTGTTATATATGCTTGATAGTTTATCAGCAGAAATATTGGCACTGAATTTCTTTGACAACTCCCATAGTCTACGGGTCTGTTCATTATCAAAAACATATTCTCCGCCTTCGAAGTTATGGAATTTACCATCAGAAGTGATGTAGGTTTCGCCACCGTTTTCATCTACTTCGTGCCAACCTTTTGTGGCGTTCATAGTACCAGATGCGTAACCCATCTTTTTCTTAACATCACTTAGGCTTTCCTTCTTATAACTTAAGCCTTCGCCATCAATCTTGGCATCTCGTTTTGCAAGATAATTTGCAGCAGCCTTATCGTCGCCGCGCTTAATAGCACTCTGAGCTTGTGCCATATAGTCGATACTGCTGTCATATGTAACTCTTGATGAACCGCCAGAACCGCCGCCAGAACCGCTTAGTCCGTTATAATATGATGAGTTATTATAGGAAGATTGTGATGTTTGTGATACTGCAAAACTACCCATCTTTCTAATCATAGAGTCAACAGCGGCAGCAAATCCAGCAACACCTTTATTTTTAAATGTGTTGATATCAGTGGTTAAATCACCAATCGGATTTTCCAAATCATCAATCATTCTCTTGACATCATCAACACTATCTCCAAGTTGTTCAACAAGTTTATTGTTTCTTTCCTGTTCATCAGTAAAGTCATCAATTTTTTCTTGCATTCTATCAATAGTGATTTGTTGATTTCGCTCTTCAACAGCTCTTTTGTATTCATATTCTGCGTCTGCAAGCTCTTCGGTGACTGAACGAACTTTATCTACATCTGCAACCCATTCCCACTGTAACTTACCATCTTTCTCGACCATTTGTCGAATGTTTCTTTCAGCAAGAACATTTTGTAGTTCAGTTTGCTTTTTAACTAAATCCAGCTCTGCTTCAGCAATGGTAAGTTCCTGCATCTTAAGTTCAACTTGTCTCTCATATTCAGCTGTAATTGTTTCAATAAGATATTCTTGACCGTTTGCATAAGCATTTCTAATTTGTTTATTGAAATTGTCTGTCAATCTTGAAATATCAGAATCAATATCATCAATAACATTTGATATGTTCCTATAATCTTCTTCATTATAAATAAGATTATATTCGCGTTCGCTAAGGTATTCTTTTGAAATTCGTGAATCTGCAATAGCTTTGTCAGCACTATGTTGTGCTTCGGTTAGTCTGTTTGTAGCCTCGTATTGCTTGCTCTTGATATCAAGTAAACCTTGTTCCTTGATTTTTTGATTTTCCAATCCTTCATTGACATCTTCAATATAATCAGAATAAGCATCATAAGCCTTGTCAATAGCTGATATTACAGCATTATTATATGCCTCAAGATTATCAAGCCAGATTTCTTTCCATTCTTGTTCGTCGTCAAATAGAGATTTATAATAATCAGAAGAAATCCAATCGAGAATTCGTTGTCTTGCCTTGATTTCTGTGTCTCCATCTTGCCATCCAAGAACCTCTCGTTCTCTTAGCCAGTTTTCGGAGATAGCCATACGAGTATCAAAGATAGCGCGATTTGCTTCTTTAGTGCTCTTTACAAGCTCAAGCCAAGTCTCAGATGCGTCTTGATTCTCTTCGTTGAGTGTTGTAATATCGTCAATAAGCTCTTCAGTTTCTTTCCTTAACGCATTTGTTGCTTCTTGAAGAGTGTCATATTCACCGGCACTATCGGCAGTAAGTTCATTAAGATGTTCTAAGTTCTTGATGAATAACCTATTGTTTTCATCGTCATACTCGATTTCAAACCCAAGAGCTTCAAGGGTTGCAACACCCCCGTGAATAGTAGTATCTCTTAAATTATTAAGTTCGTGAAGAGCTTCTTGTCTGCGTCTATATATATCAGGGAGTTTCTTATACAGTTCAAGTCGTTGACCATTATCTGTAGCGTTTTCAAGCTCGTGTTCAATTTGTGCTTGTTCTCTTTCAACATCGGCTAATTTTTGAAGCGCTTCATTATATCGCTCTACATCTGCAATATATTCTTCAACTTCTTTAGCCTTGTCTTTGTCACTACCACCACTATCCTTACCGTAGTCTGGATGGAATTGTTCAATAGGCTTATTTTTTAATGCTTTTAATACAGCTATCTGCCCATCTATTTCTGCAATCTTACTTGTATATTCAGATATATTTAACTCTAAATCAGCAATGTATTCATCTAATGCAAATTCTTGAGGAGTGTAATCAAAAGTCATTCCTCTAAAATTACCGTTATTTAGAGTGATTTTTATTCCCTTGCCGAAAGTAGGCTTTCCTCCACCACCCTGAATAGCAGTTGAACCCTGAACATCACCACTGGCAACACCAGCCATTGCTACCGCCGCTTCGTGACATTGCTTTGCGAAATCCGAAACAGAAATTTTAGCGCTGTGCATATTGTTGTATATTGTTTGTGCGGCATCATATGCGGCTTGATTAAAATTTCCATCTACATCTGTACACACTTGTGCGGCAATTCGATTAAACTCTTCAACATTACCAGCCATTGCAGCTGCTGCAAGCTGATATGCTGTTGCCTCATCAATACTGTTGGCAATCATAGCTTTTGCAATTATATTACCACAATCTATTCGGTATGCAGCGGTTTCAGCGGAGATTTGACCTTCGCCTTCACCGACACTTTTTGCGAGTTCAAGCTCAGCTTCGGCGGCAGATTTTTTAGCTTCCAGTACTGCTTTTTCAGCTTCTAACTGAGTTATTTGCGTATCTATTGAGCCTTTAAGTTCAGCAGTCTTTCCGTTAAGAAAGTTAGTTACAACATCGGCATTTAGTTTGATTTGACCATTTCCAGCAGCTGTTGCATACTGTAGTATTTCTGGATATGTTTTCGCAAATTCTCTTGCTGCATCAGCAGAAATAATAAATCCATTTTTGATTGCTTCTTGTATTGTTGCAAGCCCAGCCATTTTCTCAGTGTAAGTATCAAACACTGTTGCTAAATCAGACCAAGAATCAATGGGGGTTTCCATCATTTTCTTTTGCATTGATTCGATTTCTGTTTTGAGTTGAGCAAATGTCATTGAGCCTTTAGCGGCAACAATAGTATAAGCTATTTCCAATTCATCAATCGTGAGACCATCTGCAAGATTATCAAATTCATCATTTAATATATCTTTAACATGAGCTATTTTAGCTGGTATGCCGTTCACATCATCAACATCAAAGGCAACTTTAATAATTGCTTTTGTTTTGTCGTCGATATTTAATTTATTAATTATCTCAAGGATTTTGTCGGCGTAATCTTTTGCTTTGATTTCGCCATTTGTTGCTGCCTCTTCTATATCAAGTAAGTTATTAAAAGCCTTTTTCGACTCGTCATCCAAGTCATAAATTGGATTGATTATATAGTCAGATATGTACTCTTTAATTTTGTCGGCAGTGTTTAACCCTTCTGCTTTAAAATCTACAGAATTTGTAAGGCGTGTTACTATTTCTTGTCCTGTCTGGTCAAGGTCTTGATATAAAAAGTCTGTTTGGAACCAAGCAGAAACTACAGGATTAAGCTGTTTGTTTTTTGCTGCTATCTTTTCTTCAATAGCCTTTATTTGCTTGTCTATCACCATATCTGCTGTCTCATAATTTCCCTGTATGGTATCAGCATCATATGTATATTTAAATTTAGTTTCTACTTTATAACCTTTGCCTTTATTTGCATTGGTTGTCGGTGTTTTGGTTTTAGATTCGTACTTTACTCTTGAGACCCCAAGGTCATCGTAAAACTGACTTCTTTCACCTTCTGTAAGTCCGGCGTAATAATCTCCCTGACGAGTAATCATTTGTGGCTTGCCACCAGAAGTTACATGGTTGTAAAAGTCTTTTAATTGCTCTTTCTTTTCTTCGAGTTTTTTAATTTGGTCTTCATAAGCATCAGTAGTATCTTTAATATTTTCGACAACATCTGGCATTGTGTCGGCTATTTCTTGTGCGGCTGCTAATCTTTGTGCCTTTACACACTCGTATAACGAATTTGTTAGTGTGTCAACATTTCCAGAAAGAGCCAATATTGCATTACCATTTGCGTCATAACCTTGTACAAGTTCTGGGAACATCTCGCCAAGCTTGTTATTTAATGAGATGAACTCAGAAAATTCTTCATCTGTCAACGAAATATTCTTACCGTATCTATCAACACCTTGTGCAAGCTTTGCATATTTCGGTATAATGTCGTCAGCATCTTTTTTTGTTTGTTGAAAAGAGTTGGCGGTATTTTGAATTGTATTAGAAAGCTCTTCCCACTCAGTATTTAAATCTTCTATAGACTTCTTGGATTGATTAATCATATCAATCAGCGGCATAACAACTTCAATAACCGCAGAAACGCCAAGCGCTATCCAGCCCCATACTGGTATAGAAGCCATAAGAGATTTAAAGCTTGCAGCCAATCCTTTGTTTGCAATCGTCAGTGTGCCCTCAGCTGTAGCAAGTCCAAGTGTACTTAATATCTGTGCTTTTTGTTCAGCTGTTATCAGTCCACTTGTGGCAGCTTCTTCAATTTTGCTTATGAGTAATGCCTTTTCTTTTGTAGTAAGAAAAGCAACAGATGTAGATAGAGTATCGGTTACAGCCTTTTCTTTTGTAATAGCCGAAGCAAGTGTGTTAACCATACTTACAGATTCTTGTAACTGTAATGCTTTCTTTCGTGCTGCTAATAGCGTTATCGACATTGTTATTGCTGGAAGCAATAGGTGTAATTTATCTAATGCTGTCAATAAATTTAACAACACAGTACCTATTGATAGCACGAAATTAACAAGGTCTCCATCAATAAATGAAGCAGAAAATTCCTCGAATGTAGCCTTAAATACATCGAGTCTACCCTGAATAGACGCAAGGAATTTTTCATTTTCTTTCAGTGCTGAACCAGCTGCGTTAGCAGAAGTAACTAATGCTGCTTCCGCATCTTCAAAATTTGCAAGAAGAGAAGCATTTGCTGTAGCATTTCTTTTACCACCAATGAGCTCTAAGATGTTTGCAGCATCAATGTCTTCAAGGTCTTTCCATACGCCTGCTAACTCTCTGTATATCTGAATAGTTGATTTAAATGTTGTATCGTCCGCCATTATATCAACTTTGCCTTTAGTTAATTTCAACAATTCTTTACGAAGTTCAGATACGCTATTTGCCATTCCTTCAGTTGACTCACCAGCATCTTCAGCTTCTGTTTTTGCTGCTCTTAAATACATTGAGGCAGTCTTTAAAACTGTACCAACCTTTTCAGGGTCTTGAATAACAGAGTTCATACCAACAGCAAGAGCAATTGATTCATCAATTGTGTTGCCTGCGGCAGCAAGTGCAGCAGATGAACGCATCAATGCATCACCAACACCCTTTGATGAAATTGCAAAGTTGTTACCAACTTCATTAAACTTATCAACAATTTCCATTGCTGATAATGTCTCGTTACCAAATGCCTTTAAGGTAGAGATGATACTTTCACTTGCAGTTGTAATATCTTCAATTCCGTCACCAACATTTTTATAAACAATGGCGGCATCTGCTAATTTCTCGGCTTCTTCAGCACCATATCCAAGTCGAGCAAAATCTGCTGTTGCTGTTATAATGTCTGTAACGGTTGCGCCGAGCTTTTTAGCTCTTACTATAGCTCTATCGAATAATTCGTCGTAAGCCTTATCAGTAAGATTTGTTACCTTACGAAGTTCGGTCATAGCCGTATCAAGTTGGGTAACTATAGAAATCATTTGTTTGAATTTCTGTATTGCAAGTGTCAATGTACGAGTGACGAGTGTCCAGCCACCAAACTTTTTGTAGGCAGCAAAAATCCTATCACCAAAAGTCTTGCCTTCAAGCCCAGCTTCTCTTGCTCTCATAGCTATGGCAGCAAAACCATTTTCCATTGACCTTAATTCATCTTCTGTAAATTGTGTACCAGATGCAAGTTGGGACATCCAGCCATTAATCTGTCCACCCATCAATCCGTCGCTCATTACTCTTGGATTGTTTTTTGCATATGTACTCAATCTTTTATAGAGGGTATTAACCTTTTGAAGACTCGCAATAACAACTTGATTGTTCTTTTCTTCTTCGGCAGCAGCCCTCTTGCTTGCTGCTTGGTTTTCATATATTTCGTCAATATATGCCCTCAAAGCAGCGGTTTTCTCAACAATGCCTTGAATTGCTATTTGCTGTTCTTCACCTTCAAGGTTCTTTGTTTTTTCTATTTGTGTGCAGAGCACTTGATAATCATTTGTTATCTTTGTTACCTGTTCTGCATCTGTTATTTTATTGCCGTGAATATAGGCACTGTTTGCATTGTTTTGAAGAGTTTTTAACACTCTTACCGATGCATTAACTTCTTCGGATTTGCGTCTAACATTTTCTTGTGCGGTTGCAAGCTTATCTGCTGCTACGGCAGCTCTCTCATATGTGGAGCCAATTCCTTCTGTACCGAGAAAATCTTTAAGCCCAGTTATGCTTAAACCACTCAACATTGTTTCTAATTGTGAGCGTAGTTGTTTGACGGCTCCCGACGCATCAATCTTATTTATTTTTATTGTAAGATTGTCACCACTTGCATTAAGATAATCCTGAATATTTCTTCTAAGTTGAGTTTGTTGACTTTTGTTAAGCTCAAGTTTAATATTCTTTACTCTTATTGGATTGGAAGCGGTTGAATCGTCTACAAATTTTTGTATTTCATTACGAAAGTTTCTTGCACCGGTCTTATTAACGGACAATTTTACTTTTGCACCAAATGCCATTAATTAGTCACCGTCCTTCGTTTAGTTAAATTCCCTTTTAATTCCTTTTTCTATTGCTTGACTAATAGAGCCGTTTTGGAGATTGTCGTCAATCTCTGCTTGTGCGTTACTTATAGCGGGACGCGGAAATCCTTTTCTCCAGATTCCCGTGTTTCCGCTTTCAAGCATTTTTAAAAAAGCTCCCGGATACCTATTCCGAAAGCTGTAACCTTTAACTACTGAGGGAGATGCTGTTGCAGTACTCGTAACAAATAATGTCTCACTATCCGAGAGAGAGGAAACTACATTGTTTTCTAAAGAAAGTCGTCTTTGATATGTAGTTCCATTTACCCAAGCTCCGGGGCGAGGTGAGTACGCATAATATATATCTGACTGTATGTGCGACTGTACAATTTCCTCAACTATAGGAGCCACATCCTGTTTAAGAATTCTTGTCACTTTCTTTTCGGCTGCTGCAACAAGGCTATCCCAATCGCCATACATTGCCATATAACATTACTCCTTATCAGAAGATTGGATTTCCTTTACTGCTCTTGCTAACTTCTCTTCGTCCATATTTGCAATGGCGTTAATGTTTGAAAACACGGTTGATATATCTTCTCCCTGAAGAGAATCAAACATTGCTGTATTCTGTTCAGCAATAGAGTCAAGTTTATTGAGTAACTTAACTGTATTTGATGCAGATATACTTGTTACGCAATCAAGCATAAATTTAATCTTTCTATCAATACTTGAAATAATTTCTTGAAACTGAAGTTGATTAATATTCTGAATAACAATATCAACAACAGAGCTACCATAAATAAAGTCGTATTGTTTTTCGATATTATTAGGCATAGTAAAGTTTGCGTATTTGGTTAACAGTTCTCTCTTGATAGCAAAGTCCCTTACTTGTGGTGTGAATTCTCCAGACTCCATGTCCACACAAGACTCGGCAACATTTTCAACAAACTCAATCATATTCTGGAGTGAAATTGATTTTGTAATCTCAATGTTTGTATCTTCTACACCGTCAAGCGGAATTACAACAACATTGTCTTTGCTAACAACCTTTTCAAATTTAGTTACTGAAATTCGATTTACTTTCTTTACCATAATCATTTCTCCTTTAATTCTTTCTGTTTTGCTTTTTCTTTCTTTCGTAAGCGTCTCTGCTGACATACATAACTGTAGTCACACCATCCACCATCTATCTTTGAATAACATACCCAGCGATAAATTGTGTTTGGATATTTGTACTCAAACATTTTTTTCTTTATCTTTGCTACAGAGTCGGGGCATCCTTTAGTATCAATAACTTCACTATGCCCATCTGCATACTCTATATAAAAGTCAGCCACATATGTAATTGGCTGAACAGATTTTCCGTTATGTATAAATTTTGGTTGTAGTTCGTATGGTTTCTGCAACTCATAATTTTTTATCAAACCACTCCTCGATTGAGGCAAAATTACATCTCTGTAGTACTTCATTTCCAATTGACTATCAAATACTATGCCATCATGTGTTCGTTTTTCTTTATCTTTATCTACATTGAATTTAGTGCGTTCCATAGTGTACTCCTATATAAAAACAAAGGGAGGGAGAAATTCTGTTAAAGCTTCTCCGCTCCCTTCGTATATTTTTAATTATTCGTCACCAAACTCATCGGGTTCGGCATCGTCAAACAAGGATTCAACATCTTCGTCAATATCCTCTTCGATATAAGAGTTTACGATATGTTTTTCTTCCGCTTTTACTTCAACGGATGCTTGCGTATTGCGAGACATTTCAACCTGTCTGAAGTATTCACTTCCACATTCAGGAGAGCAAGCTACTTCCTGCCAACGAAAAGTCTTATTGTTGGGATTACGAACTGCGTTTTTACACGCAGCATAATCCTTACCGCAAACCCTACACTTCTTAATAACCATACTTAATTACCTTAAGTTAGGAAAAAAGATGCTGCATTAAGCAGCATCTTCTGCACCTTCACCAAAGATTGTATAAGTCCAAAGAGAGCCGTTCTTCTTACCGCAAGCACCTGCAAGTGACTCTGCTTCAAACGCATGAACTGTCTGGTTTTCACCAAGTTCAATGTCGAAGTTACCGCTGAAGTCAGCCTTTGGAATATGGAACTGAACTCTGTATACATTACCACACTTATCTTCTGCAAATGCATCAATGTAAAGAACACACTTTTCAGAATAAGAGTCAGAAAGATTTTCAAGTACATCAGCCTGAACCTGTCTGAAATAGTATACTGCAATCTCAGTACCATCTTCATAAGCATCAGCATTAAATGTGATTTCCTTTGAAGTAGGATTGTATGCAAACTGACCTTCTCCAGCTTGAGTAGCCTGAGTAAGTGCTTCACCAAGAGTGCCGTCTTCATTTACAATATATACAGTTTCGATTTCATTACCTGCTGTACCAATTGCTTTATATGTAGTAACAGCCTTGTCGCCAGTAATTGTAAGAAAATCAGGAACCATAACAGGTGCAGTTTTCTTTACGAACTGACCACCAGTCTGAGCTTCAAGCAGACCGCCAGAAACAAGACCATTTGTACCGCTTACAACAACAGCTTTATTCTTCTTTAAAGAACTAAGCTTTCTACCACCCTTACCGGTGATATCTGTTTTTTCTTGAGTGTTCGCAATCTTTGCGTTCTGAAGTTCATCAAGAGTAAATTTATATTCACCACTTACAAGGTCGAACGCATTAATAGTCTCAAGACTTGTGATTGTGATATCATTAATGTTCATAAGTTTTCCTCCTATTTATTTGTCAACCAGTTTAGCTGGTCGGGATTTAAATCTTTTGCATTGACCGTACCTGCATAACAGCCAATCATTGTGTTGTCATAATTTATCTTTTTAATAACCTGACGAACACTTGCGTTAAATTGAAAAATCGACAGTTCGCGTGTACTGTCGAAATTGTAGTGATATTCACTTGTATTAACCATAGCAAGAATTAAATCTTCAAGTTGTGATTTTTTATTTTTTCGTAAAGCTCGTTGTTGTTTTGCTCTTGTCCTCTCAAGCAAAAACTTTTTTGCTTCTTCATTTGCGGGTCTTTTATCATTTTTTTCAAAGAAATTAATTTCCCTTAATGCTCTTCCAATTTTACTATGAATTGCTTTGTCAATAGAAATGGCTTGCACTTCATCACGAAGTAAGATATGCCCATTACTTTCGTTTACGGCAAATCTAAAATTGGAAAGGTCAAGACCACCAAATAACAGATGTGTATCTGATTTTTGTATTTCGGGGAACAAAAGACAAAAAAGCTCAAACTCACTTATTGTTGTAAAGTCAATCCCCATATCTTCAAGCTGAACCATCATCTCAAATGGTGTCGCAGTCATCAACGCAACTAATCTATAATACTCGTCTTCATTATCAAAAACTTCACCTACAGAGGGTATGTAGATTTTAATCTTGTCCGTAATGTCAATATGTTTGCTATAAAGTAAACTCTTTGCCATTATCTATTCCTTCTGTTTATAGGTGCTTTCTTTGATGGAGAAGTATTATTAAAATCTTTTGCGTGATAAACTAAGCAACGACCTTGGTAATCGTCTATTGGTACAAAGCGGTCACACCGCTTTAAGCATAGTTCCCCTAAGCCAAAGTAACGACTACCGTTTAGTTCTTTGTTGATTTCTACAGCAATAGAATCTAAACGAGCTCCGCCTTGTGGTAAACGCAGCTTGCTTTTGTGAGTAAATATCCACACATAGATGGCTGGATACAAATATGTCTTATTCTCAACATCTATAATGTCAACATCGTAACATATAAATGTATCACCTTTATCTACAGTGTCGGGTATGTACTCAAATGGGAATATCTTTTTATAAGCCATCTGATGATTAGGAACTGTGACCTTTGGGTCATCTGTCATTAATTCCATAATTGCTTTGTTACTACATAGTGTTTTCATCAACTCATTCTTGTAATCAAACAATTCTTCAAGCAACATTAAATCCACACCTTCTTTCCATCGTTTTTATCAACGATATCTGGATATGAGTCTGTGGAAGTATTCATTGCTGGCTGATAATAATCAGCTATCCTTAGTTCCAAATTATCATTGTCTGTAGGATTGACTTCTTTCAAAATATATCTGAAAATTCCCTTATTGTTAAATATGTTGTACAATCTGTTAGGCTTCGTAATCTGATATGCAAGAACTTCTCCGGTATCTACATCGTCAATTAAAAATCTATTTCCTCGTCTTAATTTTATGGTGTCAGAATCTTTTGGAACAGTAACTGCTATTCTTGCGTCTCCAACACTCATTATATCTTCCTGTTTTTCACCAATAAGATATTTAGTGCCGTCTTCTACGATGCTCCACTTTTCGATAATATTACCATCAGAATCTCTCCAGCGAAGTAGGTGGTTACACTGTTGTATAACGCCTTTTTCATAAACTTCGTTATGGGCATCAACCTCAGTAATAATCCATTTGTTTTCTTCCCAATCAAGTATCCCGCCGTGAACCAAACTTTCTCCCGGAAGAGCACAAATTGTTTTTATATCAAGTTCTTCTGTATCTATGATAGAAACATTTTGAACTGCATCATTTACCGTAACAGATTGATATGATAGGGAGGAGGATAGCTTCCTGTTTATATACCTCTGCGTGCGAGTTAACACACTCTCGCGACGAGAGGCACCATTGATAACAAGGCGGGCATTGTATGAGTCCCACATATTCATTGTTATCCCTCCTCGAAATATTTTCTTTTCAACTTCTTACAAATAGATATTGCCTTAAACACCTCTCGCTTAACAATCACAACATCACAGTCGTGCTCGATTAAATACTGCAAGATAGAAATTAAAGACAGTAAAGAAGAGTCATAGCTTGTATTTTCAAATAATGAATTACAGCCTATTAACTCTAACTGCAAACTCTTCATATAATCATCAAGAGTTGGCTCTTCGTTTTCTTTGATAGGTAATATCTTAAAGAAATTATTTACAAGTGTATCAAGATAGTTTTTGAGAACCTCGTTATGTATTTTATTTCCAATCATAAAGACAGACTGCCCAAATCTCCGTGATTATAAGAATAGTCTACACGCATATTTCTGAAGTCTCTTTGAGCCATCTTGTATGCATTTGTGATTCTTAATAATAATTCCGCAGGGGAATAGGTAGTGTAATCAGAAGTATTTAGCACATTCTCAAGGTTCTCAGATTTGTAAGTATATGGCTTAAGCCACTGTACAATCATACCTTCTGATACAATATCAATTATTTCATCAATGTCTCCGTTTGGAATATCAATGTTAAACATTCTGTTTGTGTCGTCTCGTGCTGATAAGTCATATTTACAAATTCGATTAAATTGAGAGCAAGCTCTTCGCATATATCCATCAACTAAATCTGCACTGACTTCTTTGTCCAAAGTTATAAAGTCATACTCGGTAATCTTATCGAGGAACGCTTTAGTAAAAATATCATAGGACATACCCATAATAAATTACCTCCTATCTTTCAATTAATTCAATTGACAGACATTTCTCAAGCGTTGAAATAACTTTATTAGAGTCAATCTCTCCTTCGGCAATTAGCTTTCTTGCTCTGTATGCAATCGAGCGTTTCTGTCCGGTTGATAAGCGAGAAAGTTTCATTTCGATTTCTTCCGGTGTTTGAGCAAACAAACTTTCAAACTCCTCATAACTAAGAGCATTGTCATAATACTGTCCAACACCGAGATAGTCGATAACATCAGGGTCTTCGATAAGAAACCAGTTATTGATGAAGAATGATTTATAAGAATTCTTTGCAGACTTTAATTCGCTAAGCTCGATGTCCTGTTCGTCTCCAAATGTGTCCCAAACAAATCTCTCACCAGTCTTTTTGCTTTTATATACAAGCATTCCCTGATAACCGTTCTTAACCGTGATGATTGAATTAGGGTCAAGTTCAACCCTTGTTTTAACAACAGACTTAGGCTGAACAGTTTCAACAACAGTAGATGTCTCTGTTGCCACAACTTCCTTTTTAACAGGAGCCTTAGTTGTTGGTTTCTTTGCTGCTTTTGATTTTGTATTAGCCATTGATTAATTCCTTTCGTCCATAAAAATATGGGCAGCCCCAATTGAAAGGGCTGCCGCTATTTATTGTTTTGTTTACGCTACTTCGTATCTACCGATACCCGCGTTACCGCCAGCAAGCACAATACCCATACCGTACTTTTCTCCGTAGAGATAGTCCTGAGTAAAGTCCTTGTTAGAAGTTGGGTCGCCAAGAAGTACAACTGACTGTCCTTCATATACGCATTTAATCGGCTTGTCGTCGCCAGCAATGATTGTGATTACATTGTCGTCCATAACAAACTCAGTAGAGTTAACCTTATGGCGCTGAGGTGTAGCCACAACAGGTGTGCCGTAGAACTTACCGTAGTAACCCATATTGTAAAGGTCGCTCTGAGAATCTACGCCCTGAATAGAAGGAGCAAGATTTCTTAAAGCTTTCTTAGTACCGATAATTGTAGCAGTCTTACCGCCAGCAGCTGCTTCTACATGATTGATTAACTCGATAAGAGCATCTTCATCATAAGCACCAGCAGCAGGGAAGTAAGTTGCTCCGCCGAAGTCATTAGCTGTTGCTGAAGTCCAAAGTGTATAGATGTCGTTAAGCAACTTCTGTCTGAAAGATTCAGATACCTTCTGGATGAACTTGTTAAAGTCAACCTGTCCAGAAAGAACCCTGTTAAGTTCTTCGTAAATCTTAACAGTCTTGAAGCTTGTAGGAATAGAAGTCTCGCTTACTCCACCAAGTCTCTGTCTGCGGATACCTTGAGTACCATCTGCGGCATCAGATACAACGAACAGGTCAGAGTCTTCAACCTCAAAAATATTTTTGTCGCCAAGAGCCACATTTCTAAAGTCAACAAGTGCGTTGAAATACTCGTCGCCCTGAAGACCTTCAACTACAGTTCTTGAAAGAATTTCCTCGATTAAAGTAAAGAGCTCACCGCACTTACCATCGCGAATCTTCTTGTAGTCCAACTTAGTTGAACCGCCGTTTGCTTCAATCATAGCTTGTCTTAATGTTTCCATAGACTCGCTAACTGAATATTTTTCAACATTGCCACGATATGCATCGACAGCAAGTTTAACAATGCTATTCATTTCGCTCATATGTATAATCTCCTCTCTGTATTAATTACGCAACCTTGATTACATAGTAGGTGTAACGACCAGCAACCTCGATTGCTTCAACTGTTCCCCAGCCAGTAGCGGACTTGTCCAACTTACCATTAGCACCGATGCCAACAGTAGATGCTGCACCAACAGCAGTAGGAACATCAGCGTCAACAAAACCATCCTTGGTTACAGAATAGATGTTTCTGCTGCGAGGAATGTAACCTCTTGCAATAGAACCAGCTTCGTTGATAAACTCATCTAAGTTCTTCTTTCTTTCGTCATACATAACTTCAGGTGTACCGATAACAGCACAGTCTTCCATTTTGTCGCCAGCAGCTGCAAGCACTGCTTTCATAACTTCGCGTTCGCCCTCAATATAACCCTCAAGCTTTACGATAGTTCCGTTCTCAACGGCAATTGCTTTACCGTCTGCATCAAATACTTTGACTGATACAAGGTCTGCTGCAACATCAGTGCCGCTAAGTAAATCACTTCTAAATACTGTATATGCCATATGTATTAATCCTCCTAATTATTATTTTCGTGAGCCATACTTAAGGAAAATTCCCTCGTAAGGTTCATCTTCGTTTTTGGTATGTTGATGAGTAGGGAGCTTAGGTGTTTTATTAGAGATAGAGAAATTCATATTAGAATTCTTTCTACCACGAATTGCAAAACACTTTTCTTCCAAATCTTCGATAGAGTAGTTTCCAGCATTCTCTTTCAATGTTTCAAATGCTTCAACGCCTACTAAGTCTGCAAATTCAGAGAACACAGCTTCTTCAGCATCATCTCTCTCATCTTTAAGCTTACCTTCCTTATACTTACGAAGCTCTGCAATCTCGTTATTAAGATTGTCAATTGTGCTCGTAGCTTCAGAATACTTAGCTTCAAGCTTACCTTTTTCAGTTTCAAACTCTGCTTTGTTCTGAGAATGATTAATGTCAGAAATGCTTTCATATACATGAGCAAAACCGAAATCGTTATCGCCCTCATCAAAGTCAACGATTGAAAATTTCTTTCTTTTCTTGTCTGTAAAGTTAACGGTAACTACATCTCCATTGGTTGTATATGTAAAACCATATAACTTCCAATCTTCATAGTCATAACAATATACCTCAGACACTTCTGTGTCATAATCAACATAAATGTATCTTGGAATTTCTTCTCCCCAAGAAGACATCATTCTTTCAGCAGATAGAGCTTCAATCAATCCGCTTCTGAACTGTTCTGCTGTTAAGGCATAGCTCTCAGGCTTTTCGCCTTCGCCGTTACCTTCACCATTACCCTCGCCATCAGTAGGAGTATTGTCTGCTCCGTCTTGACTGCCATCATTGCCTTCGGCTGCATTCTTGATTTCTTCAAACTTCTGTTCGAGTTCATCAAGTTCAAAGTCTTCGATATTAAAATCAAGCATATCGACAGTGAGGTTGTATTTGGCTAATAGCTCAAGCTTCTTATCCAATGTCTCGTTTCCTCCTTCCGAAAAGTTTTGTGGGTGTAATATGTCAACCGCATTTGCGGGTTGAACCTTAGCAATCTCTTCTTTTAAATCAGACATCATCAATGAATATTGGGATACGAATTCGTCTTTCTCAAATAGTCGTACTGATGCAGATTCAAAACAAGGCTCGGCTGTACCGAGTAAACAAAATGCAGTAAACTCAAAGTCGTAAACTCGGTAATAACCATCAATCATTTCACCGTCTTTAACAGTGATTTCCATTGACTCGTCTGTAATTCCATTTTCTTTAAGTTTGGAATATGCCTCTTGTCTTTTCCAAATAAGAACATCAACGCATAGGTACTCGTGTACCACGCCGTTTTCTTCTTCAACTTCTTCCCACCAATAATTAGCCCCGGTAGGAACAACTCCGACCGGGGTGGTTATGTTAACAAGTTTTAAGCCCTTGCTTGTTTTTACGACCTCGACATCATGACTGCCGATTTCTTCTTCTTCTCGAATATAATTACAAACAATTGGGCAATTATAAATAGTATTTATACATTTTTCGAATATTTCTTTATTGATTTCAGAGCGATTTCTATTTTTACCGTGATAGCAAACACGAAGAACACCCGCATCAAAAGATGAGTTAACACTCACCATTTTTTCCAATGAGGATGAGTAAGTTAAATTTAATTGTTTGCTCAGTGGTATCACCGCCTTATCTCTTAATCATTATTGTTGCTAAAAAGTCAGAGTGTCAGAAAGAACATACTGTATTTCTTCATCTAACTCAAAATTTAAATTCATTTTGTTTTCAAAAACAAAAATTGAATTATTTGTATCTGCTTTTAGCAAATTATAGCCAAGTGCTTCCAGCTTGTCCTTGTCTTTTGAATTCATTACATAAATGAAACGCAAATCATCAACCCCTTTAATTCAATCACTCTTCATCATTTTCTCTCGAAATCTCACCAGCATCGGTCAGTTCATCTGCGTCTAACTCTTTTCTGCCGGGTGTACTATCTGCCGTACCACCTGATTGTGTAGCTGAACTTTTCAGTGGTACAAATCTTGATTTAATATCAAGAACATTATCTTCCAAGAAATTCATACAATCCATATCTGCTTGTGATAATCCTTGAGATGCACAATAATAGGACACCATAGGAATACCGTATTGACAGGCTTTTAAGTAAGAATCTCCAAGTTCTTTGGAATTGTAAACACTACAATTCAAGAAGGTAACTTTGAAGTTCTTTCCGTAAGTTTGACTCTGTATGAATCGGTTTACGGCACATTCTATACTTTTAACAATGTTGTATGTAATAGCTTGGTCAGCTTTGATTGAAAGGAGCAAGGCATTTCCAGAAGCCTTCGTGTTATTAAACAATAGGCTCGATACGCCTGCTGCATTAAACAAATGATTTTCTGCATCTGTTATTGTATCTACATCTTTTGTATTATTCTTTTCAAAAGAAATTTTATCTATTGTCATAGGAGATAGTACAGAACCAATCTCTTCTGGCAATACATTATCAAGGTTACGCCAAAACTCTTTGGCTTTATCGAAGTCCATTTCCCATTCTCCATCGGGATTTATACCAAGCTTCATAACAAGCATAGCGTAATTCTCAAGCTCAGTTTTTGTTAACTTTAACTGCTTGTAGTCTTCGATGTCATATATCTCCCTAAGCAAGCCTGCAAAGGGAGATATTGAATAATCAAGTATATCGTTATTACATTTGATAGCAAATGATGTTGGAGAACTAAGCTCCTGCCATTTTAAATTCATTCTATCTTCTAAGTAATCATCATATCTGATAGAAAACTCTTCGGGATAAAACGCCAACATTGCAGGATACTTATCAAAATACGAGAAGTCAAACGAAACATTTATTACATTTCCCTCAATTGTTGAGATGTCACAATAGTCTGAAGGCAATTGCTGAATTGTCACACTATCATTTGTGACCCACATTGTTCCGTAGAATGTATCTTCTCTGAGGCAAACGGTAAGAATTTTCGGGAATTGATTTTTAATATCCATGTTGGATAACATATTCAAAGTCTTTCTATATTGCTTACCGATAGTTTTTGGTTTCGCAGAGCTCGTGTCTATTTTGTATGGAGACACCACATATGCAAAATCAGTAAGTCCAGCGAAATACTGAATGAGTCGTCTGAAGTGAGAGCTTGCACCATATATGTAAACAACAGCATCTCTTAAATTCTTTTGATTTTTGTATGGATTCTTTAAAAATTCTGTTATTTTGTCTTTAGAATACAAATAAAATGATGGGCTATTTGTATTAGAATTTAAATCTCGCAATATTAATTTATTCCAAGCTTTAAATTTGTCTGGCATTCTAACAGTGCCATTCATATCAAATGTCTTGCTTACATCGTAAGACTTAGTTGATTCCATCGGTTCTTCGACAGAAATAAATTCTTTACTCAAATACTTCACCGTCCTTTCTTATTTTATCTTTGGAGCTCTGTACATAAATATATCTGATACTGAGAAGTCGTTATTTGTTTTTTGGATACTGCTTTCAAGTTGGCAAGCAACATAATAGTTGTAACTCAGACTTGAATATCTATCCTTACGCATTCCATTCTTCTCGCTGATTTTAATAAGTCCGCCAGATTCCTCGTGTT